AACAAGGAGGAGTTCTACTTTGAGAAGTTTGTGGAGTGGATGGATTACGAGTGGAAGATCAAGGGCCTGGAGAACTACATGGCGTTTCTGTCTAAGAAGTACTCTCTCAAGATTGACGACCTGCTGAAGGATGCACAGGACTTTGTGGCGGTGCGTAAGGAGGAGGTCAAGAAGACGGACATCCGCGAGCAGTACCAGATCTTCCTCCTCAAGAACGAGAAGGACCTCCAGGAGATGTACGACAACACGGTTGAGTTCCGTACGAATATCCGCGGTGTCAAGGTTCGCCGTGCGTTCCCCACGGTCGAGGAGGCCCAGGTGTTCTCCAAGGTTCTGCAGCGTCGCTACCCCAAGGACAACCTGTACATCGGTAAGGTCGGTGCGTGGCTGCCGTGGGATCCCTCGGAACACCTGATGCCGGAGGTGGAGTATGCCGAGAAGGAACTGAACGAGCTGATGCGTAAGTACAAGGAGAACGAGGCCAACAAGGAGATGTTCTTTGCCGAGCAGCGCGAGGAGTCCATCAAGGCCCAGAAGGAGGAGAATGAGAAGCGTCGCAAGGCCAACGCCGAGGAGAAGGCGCTTGAGGATGCTAAGAAGTCCCTGGAGGATGCGTCTGCTCCTGTTCACCCGTCGGAGGGAGCTCACCGCGATTAAAAATAAGACAATCGTATAATGGCGGCAAGGGGACCCACAACCACACTATTTCAAGTTCCTTTTTCGTGTCACAGCATTAGTAGTTATAGAGCTCCTCGTACTCAAAACGCCGACTCGCCAAACTGCGGTGCAACAACGGCTCTTTCGTTGGGACTCATCAGTAACCAGTTTGCAGATCTCTTGACGTTCAAACGAAAGGGTTTGTTTATGAACAACTGGCAAGGGTTTCTAGAAAGACGGGGCATTACCACCCAGGCAAGGTCAAACATAGAAACGTCTATTCCCGCGATGAGTGATGAAACGACCTTACATCCAGACATGATGAACTACCTTCGCACTTCGCTCTTCCCTCAGTGCGGAACCTTTGCCCTTATGACAACAAGTGCCGGAGGTATTGGACACGCGTTTACGATCATAAAGGGATTCAAGTTTTCGCCAAATGAGAGAGGACGGTTGGATTGTAAAAAGGATCCGGGATCCGATCAGCTCTTCATTTTTGACGCACAGTCAAATAATGTGATACCAGAATCTAGGTGGCCGGCCTATTTTCTGGCAACGATCAATGCGTTTCGGGACCGTTTTAAGCAGCCTCGGGTTCCGGTGTCGACTGCTATGTTGGGTGGATTTATGTATCTGGAACCCAAGACGCAAACGGAGGTGGTCGATGAATACATTAATGGACCCGGGGCCGCACTTCTGACCAAGGCTCGTATTGGCAATCCAGTTCGTGGCGATCCGATTGTCGATGAAGCCATTGAAATGGACCTCGATGACGATTCGGTTGAATCAACGTTGGCTGCTGCTAGACAAATCCACAGAGCCGCCCAAGGCGGCAGACTTACTCGCCGCCGGTCTTCTTTACCCAAACGGAGGGCGGGGCGTTCTTCTTCCGCAAGGATGCGGCGTTATAGTCGTCGGATGAGAGCATAGCGGACTGGAACGGGCGGTTGTCATTCCACAAAGTTGAATCACACAATCTGAACGGCGGATGCTCAGATGCTTTATACCAAAACACCTGATCCTCCAGCTTGTTGGAGGCTACGTTGTTGCAAATAACCAGTCCCTCGTAGTTTTCAGTACACTGGTCCATGAAGTCACAGAACATCTCAAACGTAGGAAACATACCCGCGTAATTCTCGTAAATTCTACGACGATTACCTAGGATATTCTCACGGAGGATAAACACGAAATCCACGTTGGTACGGAGGTTGGGTGTGATACCCAACGGATACTGCATAGTGATAATGGTCATCATATCAAGGTGACGACCATTCATAAAGACGAAGCGAGTCGATTCTTCATTAATCCACTCCTTGGCAGCGTAGAGGCAGTCGTCGAGAATCAGGAATGCGCGGGGATCAAACGGAGCCCCAGATGCCTTGGATTTAAGAAACCGCTGCTTGGCTGCGAACTGTCGCTTGATAAAGGCCTGGACCTTCACTGGCTCGTACTTGTCATGGATCAGTTTGGATGGAACAAAGGCTTGAAAGTACTCGTTTACGACCTCCGTGGGCGAGATCACCATGCCGGCCGGGAAGCAGTCCTGGACGTTAAACAACAGATCACGTGCCAAGAAGGACTTGCCCGTGTCCTTCTTACCAATGATCACAATCATAGGACTCTTGCGGGAGTCCATCCCACATCTATCCTTGATCATGTCCATATTAAACTTTCTCAGTTGAAAGTTCATCTTGTTCTCCTTGTCGTTTATTTTTCTGCTTTCATCACCGAGACACTTCATAATGGGAAAGGATTTGAGGACCAACGCTATCCAAATGAAGATTCATCGTCTGCCCAAGCTGGATGGAGCCCCCTGGACTCTGAAGAACCTGCAGCCGTTCTTCCCATGTCTCGAGAAGCTCTTCAAGACGGAGAACGTTGCGAGCCTCCACGATTACGGTGTCAAACTGGACAACCAACTTGAATCCATTGTGGATGGAACGCATGCCAAGGTGAGAGGGCAGACCGTACCCGTTCATCGCAAGACCACGATGATTCTGTCGCCCTTCAAGACCATGCGCGGAGATTACGGGTCCTTCGGTGTCCCCAAGCGCACCGATGTTGCAGATGATATGCATGAGAAGATGCAGAGCCCCCATACGGCGGCCTACGTGGGTGCCATGACCTCGATTGCCTTGTCGGAGTCAGACTGTGATCACTTTCCCACAGTCTACGGTGTCTACGTCGGTCTTGCAGGATCGCACACAATCGACATCTCGGATGACTACGAAGAGCTGACGGAGAAGGGCTGGTTTGCGGATCGCATTGGCAAGACCTTTGAGCTCAAGCTCCGGACAGCGGGTCACGATGCCGAGTTCACCCACACCCGCAGTGCCCGTGTCTCGCTGGACACGGCCGAAGAGGTTCTCCTGGAAGGCATTGAGGATGTGGAGGCGGATCACGTCAGCAACCCTGACCAACAAGAGCCGGAGGACTATGACGTAGCGTCGTCTGGATCCCCCGAGATGGAGGACGAAGAGGAGCAGGAGGATGATGTCTACGATATTGAGTCGTGCGATTGTTCGGAGAAGTCAGAGGAGGAGGATGACGGCGAGGAACCTGTCCCGTTTGCGTGGGCGACGTTCAGCGATGTTCCGGTTGTGACGACAGTGATGGAGGTCTGCGAGGGAACCTTCTATGATCTGATCAAGGCTCATCAGGAACCGGAGAAGCACGTAGCATGGGTCTCGCAAGTGGTCTTTGCTCTGGCCTTTGCGCAGAGGACATTTGGACTCACGCACAATGATCTCCATGGCAATAACGTCATGTACGTCAAGACGGAGCAGGAGTATTGCTACTACCTCCATGCAGGAACGACCTACCGTGTGCCGACGTTTGGTTACCTCATGAAGATCATTGACTTTGACCGGGCGATTGTGAATCTGCGTCTGACGGGACTCAAGGATCCGAAGACGTTCGTGAGCAGCCAGTTCCAAAAGGACGAAGAGGCGGGTGGCCAGTACAATATGGAGCCGTTCTACACCAACAAGCACCCGCACATTGCTGCGTCGTCGTCGTTTGATTTGGTTCGGTTTGCTACGTCGGTCTTCTGGGACATGTTTCCCAAGGGACCGAAGCATGACTACACGCATCCGTTGTTTGGCCTGTTTCTGCAGTGGATGAAGCAGACGGATGGATCGTCGGTGATGTTCCGCAAGAAGATGGACAATCACGATCGCTACCACGGATTTGATCTGTACAAGGCGATTGTGAGGTACTGTGGGGATTCGGCAGTTCCCAAGAAGGAGATTGGACGCATGGTCCAGTACCGCGTGACACCGACCGCAGCTCAGTTAGGGGAGGCACTGATGATCGAGGCCTAGCGCTTAAACACGACAGGATATAGTTGCAGTATGGAGATCTACGATGAACATGGCGATCGTGTCGATACAGAGGTCTGGGAAAACCGAGAGCAGATACACGCGAACGGATTCGTAGAACCCAATGATGTTGTTCTCGAGCTTGGGGCCCGGTATGGAAGCGTGTCGGTTGTTATCAATCGGAAGTTAAACAACCCCCTTCATCATGTAGCCGTTGACCCCGATGACCGGATTTGGGACTGTCTTGAACGCAATCGTGAAGTAAACGGATGTACGTTTCATATCCTGAAGGGAGTTATCTCGCGAAACCCCGTTGCGTTAGCCGAGCTTGATGACTGCAGAGGGTACGGAACAACTTCGGTCCCGACGACAGGGCCCACTACGGTCAAATCCTATACACTTGAAGAGGTTCAAGAGATGTATGGGTTGAAGTTTACAACACTTGTTGCAGATTGTGAAGGATTTCTTGGTCAGTTTTTTGATGAGAACCCGTGGATGTATGATCAGCTCAATACGGTTCTCTATGAAGTAGACTAT